CGAAGACAGAAAAAGCCAGCGAATGTGTCGCTGGATCTATGGCTATAATAGTTTTATTATTGAACGCATTGACTAGTTTTTTCACGATATTTCTTTTCTGAGACTTTCTTCGTCCCATCCCCAGTCCACTAGCCTCTGAATATATCTTTCTACCTTATGCGCTTCGCAGATATCTTCTTTATTGTAGATAGATAAAACAGTGGTACAATCATCTATAGCGCATTGTCTTTTGGTTACCAGCCTTAGTTTGGCATCATGATATCTTTTGAGCGCCGCTTTTTTCTGACATTCTTTGTCGCAATATAGAGAGTTTTTGGTTTTCGGTATGAATGTATTAAAACAACCCTCTAAAGCACAGGCTTTCTGCATCAATCATAGCTCTTCTCCATCCCAACAAACGGTCAGTAATCTACATCCCTGGCATCTATCGGAATTATAGGCAGAAGGTCTTTCGGGGATTGTTTCCTCAATAGCCTTCTTATATATTTTACCATATTGCTTGATTAATTTACTGCAGAAGTCTTCATCATACTTAACCTTGAAAGCCATCATCCTCTGTGTGTTTTTGCACTCATAAATAACGATACCACGGTGAATGTCTGTATAATGCATATACCACTGAATCTGCCTGTAGTGGTCTGTAGATGGCTTACTATAGGTATTCCTGAGCATAAAGCCTTCATGGCTAATACTTTTAATTTCTACAACTACAGGGCCATCCCAGTCGATGATAGCGTCAATAAAGCCAGAAATGGGGGGACAGCCATCTTTCTGAGGCACCGGGTGCTCTACCTCTAGCAATACCCCCATGCTGTCGAAATATGACACTATCCTAGAATGCACAGCATGACCTACATCAAAAATTCTCTGCACCCTCGCATCATGGGTCACGGGGAACTCTACACCATGAAACTTATACCACCAAAACCTATGACAAGTATTTTTCTCGCTGGGGGAGAATCCGGTAGACTTTTTAAACACCGGCTTAATTTCGCTGTCAAGGTACTGATCGATGGCTAGCACTAGGTCATTAATCTGAGAAAGGTCCACCTTCTCAGCTCTAGTGTCTTGATATTCCCCGTTTATAGCGCTAGCCAATTTTTTCATAGAAATTCAGATCCCATCTTGCTTAACAATTTTAGTGTATTAATATTCTCTTCAAGCGCCTGATACATCGTCATCAAGACATTTTTCCGCTTCGTGTTCTTAATGGAGCGGTCAGCAGTTTTATAATACTGAGCCTTAATCCCCATCACCGTTCGTAAAGCAGAAAGCCTTGCTGCCTCTGTAGCGGCTCTCTTCCCAGAGAAACTATCTGGGCTATCGATGATCATGTTGACAATAGACATTGCTAGCAGAAACTCTTCTGCCTCCTCGCCCATAGCATCTTTAATAGCATCAATAGTGATGACTGCATCAATCTCTTGCATCTAAACCAATCTCCTCCATCAAATCCCAAGGGATTATTGCTACTTTGGTACCGTCATGAAACTTTACGCATATCAATGGCATTTTCTGTCCACCCATCCATGCATCTTTAGTTAGCTTAATCCAATTTTTTAAAGACAAAGTAAAAGATAACGCATTGAACTTATAATCAATCAAAAATCTCTCCGATCTAGCGTCACCCTTCATTTTACCTCTGCCAGAATTTCTAACAGCAGTAACGCCATCACGCTTTGCCTCTTTTTTCTCTAACTTATTATAATCAGTCATCCGAATTTCTTTCGTCTAACTGAATGTTGCTCAACGACATTACCTCATTACGAATGCTCTCTAGCATCTCAGGGCGCTCCTCAATGGCCTTACGTAGCGCAGCGAAGCCGTGGAACTTGTCGTCCCCATACTTAAACCACGCTCCAGAGGCATTGACTACATCATTGAGAACAGCGATATCAAGAATCTCATAAGCATTATCAATATAAGCATTTTGAGGGCTGAACCAGTAGTGCCCCTCAATACCTTCCACTGGGGCCTGCTTGCATTTCTGCATAGTCCATGTAACCTCTTTATTGACAATCATAGAGTTCTCTTTTACCCGCTCTAACTTGTCTTTGGCAGAAGACCCGAACAGCCTAATAATATTAGTACATAAATGGTCTTCAGCATTTCCTAACTTAGCCGATATCCTGGGATAGTTGCCAGAAAGATCAAGGGTCTGCTGCGCTACTGCCAGCACAATATTTTTCTCTGGGTGTAGGTACTCAGAGATAGTATTAAGAAGTTTACTCCTTGACCTGGCCCCCGAAGCCATGCCTCCCTTGTCATCAAAATAATTCTCTGACTGTACTGCGTTTACGCTGTCTAACAAAATAGCATACTTGATATTAGACTGCATCATAGGCTTTAACTCTTTTAAGATAGCCTCAACGATGTTGGACTTCATCCAAATGCGCTTATCTAAGTCTAGACCGCACTTCTCTCCCCACTGATCGGTATACGAGCCCTCTGAGTCCACAATCACAGGGGTATAACCCATCTCCTGGGCATTGGCTAATGTGTGCAGTAGGAAGGTAGTTTTACCACTACTGTAGTTCCCCCAAAGCAGACTAAATCTGCCTGTCCAAAACCCTCCTCCTAGAACATAGTTGATCCCAAAAGACGGGGAGGGGATGACCTCATTTTGCGGCATTGTTTGACCGCCCTTAATTATTAACATTTTTCTCCTTGTAAATTGTTTTTGTGTTTATGGATAACACACAACCATTACATAATGACTTCAGCATCAATATTCTTGATGGCAAGATATTCTGCGAGAAGCCTGACATCTACAATTGTAGCACTATTTTTTTCGCCTTGCATTTTGAAAACCACAGTATTGAACTGCTGCAACCTCTCCACATTTTTATCGTATGCGTTCGGATCCATCTTCGCAGTCCTCACCTCGCTACCATCCCAGTAATCTACGCTACAGATTTCGTAACCAGACTTCGTGGTGAACTTACGAGGCCGCAGAATAACGCCGAGCACACCTTTACCACCCTTGGTAGTAGGCTTTAGGTCATACCAACGCTGCCCCAAAAGATGTTCTCTGATGAACAGAACAAGCTTGTCGTCTACGTTGTCAGAGATGTTGCTGGCGTCACAGAATGCTACAAGATTTTTATCGTTCATCAGCGCCACAATGTAATCTCTCGTAGAGAGGTTGGCAGCAAGATCGTGGCAAAATCCATATGCAATACCACTACTATCTTCAATCTCTACACGAAAATAGTTGGGCTTCCTAGTAGTTGATTTTACCATGCCCTTAATGATATTCCATCCCCCCGACTGCTCTGCGTCGGCGCAAGCGGAATACAGAACACTGAATTCATCGTTATCATCACCTAGGGCATAAGAAAGGATAGGCACATAATAATTGCTGTGCTGAAACTGTGAGATGTGGCCAAGACTCTCAAATGCCCCAACTTTATCAAGATTTTCAATCACTGCCTTGGTGACTGATCTACTCGGAGTTTTTGCACAGAACTCGTCATACGAAGAGTATGGCCTATTTTCAATAATGATTTTGGCAGCGTTAACTCCGCACTTGGCAACATTAGAAAGACCAAAGCGGATCGTCCCATTATGCAAGGTGAACTTGATACCAGAGTAAGAAACATCCGGCGGTAGAACAGGGACACCCAGCCTTTTAGCCTCCATCAAGAAACCGGAAACATCAGACTGATTAGTCTCGTTATATAGCGAAGCCCAAATAAACTCTAGAGGGTAGTAAGTTTTAAGCCACATAGTTTGGTAAGATAGCATCGAGTATGCTACAGCGTGCGACTTGTTAAACATATAAGTAGACGACATTTCGAAGTCATTCCACAACCCAGCAGCTTTATCCTCTGAGATGTACCTAGAGGCGCCAGTAATAAACTGGTCGCGATACTTATCGAACTCGGCGCTCTCGCGCTTCTTGCCAATGATTTTACGAAGAGCATCTGCCTCTGCCCACGAAAAGCCAGCAAGATCCACCGATGCCTGCATTAATTGCTCCTGATAAAGAAACTTACCGTAAGTCTCTTTCAGGATGGGCTCTAGAATGCCATGGGGATAGTTGGTCTTTTCCTTGCCTTTCTTTCTAGCGATATACGAAGCCCCCTGGGTAATCATGGCACCCGGTCGCACCAAAGCATTAGAGGCAACAAGGTCTTGGAAGTTGTCGATGCCGAACTCTGATATCAAATGCCTATACGCAGAAGCCTCTACTTGGAAAATACCGGTAAGGTATCCCTCATTAAATGCCTCGAAAACCTTGGGGTCATCCAAAGTTAAGGATTGCTCTGTTACATCAATACCATGATTTTCTTTAATCTTGGCGATAGCATCTTTGGTGACAGTAATTGCGCGAACACCAAGAATATCAATCTTAATCAAGCCAACTTTAGCGCATTCATCCATATCAAATGCAGTTACTTGCGTTCGCCCATCTCCCTCACGATCTTTTCGTGTTTCAATAGGGAGAACTTCATGGAGAGGTTTGCTTGAAACTACTACCCCCGCAGCATGCGCTCCAGCATTACGGATGCGACCACACAGCGCTTTGGCTACCGGAACTAGGTCTGGCTGATCACGAAGCAGTCCCTTTGCCCAAGAAGAACTCTCTAACTCTTCAATAGTTTCAAACTTAGAAGTTAATTCGTTCATTAACTTAAATGGCAGACCATAAATTCGTGAAACGTCTTTGATTGTAGACTTGGGCTTGTACTGGCCAAACGTAGTAATAGATGCTACGTTCTCCTCGCCCCACCTTTCCTTAATGTATTGCTTGACTTCATGACGACGTGCATCTTCAAAGTCTAAGTCAATGTCTGGATAATCATTACGCTCTTCATTGATAAACCTGGCAAACAGCAGGTTAAACTTGATAGGGTCAACATTAGTGATCCCCAGCAAATAAGCAACCAGGCTACCGCCCACAGAGCCTCTGCTGTGGCCTACTGCAATTTCCTGTCTTTTAGCCCAAGCAACGATATCCCAAATAGACAAAAAGTAGTCCGCAAAGTCCAGGCGATTAATTACCTCTAATTCATGATTAGCCCTATCAATGTACCTTTGGTCATCCGCAAAGCCAAAATGCTTGATGGCATCGTTCACTAATTCAGCGAGGTATTCATTAGACTCAATAAACTTAGAGAACTTAGGAAGAAGCGATTGGCCGGTAGCAATGCGCGCAGAGCATTTATCAGCAATCACCATAGAATTATCCATGAGCCGGTTATCATGAATTCCAAGATCAGCAAAAACATCTTTAACCTCTTGGTAATTCATGAGATGCATGTGGTGATCTTTAAAGGTAAGCCTTCTGTCGGGGAAGAGGATATCCATCTTCTCAACCAGATCACTAACCCCAGCCGCTGCATCACAGTGCTGCTCCAGATGCCTTTTCTGACCTGCGTTCATAGAGGATTGCTGACCGATGGCCAGCAGCACTTCCTCAATACCACGATGCTCATGAGTAGGGTAATGAGAATCAATAGTGCCAACTATCTCAATCTTCTTTTTATCCGCAAGCTCAAGAAGGTAGTGATTCAGCAAAGGAGGATTCCAGGGCTGGACCTCAATATAAAAATCTTCCTCAAAGACGCTACTGAATTTTTCGATAGCAAACTCAGCCTTCTCTAGATCATTCTCAAGAATTCTCTGCGAGATGTATCCACCCATGCAACCGCTAAGGCAAACTACATCCCCGCCTAGCATCACAATATCGTCAAACTCTATTCTTGGCTTATAGTAAAAGCCATAGGTCCACGATTTACGCTGCAGATGAAACAGTTTTTGTAGCCCCACATCATTCTTGGCCAGCAAAATCAGGTGATACCTCTCGGCACTCTTGTCCTTAGTGTCATTTTGCAGTGAAGGCACAAAGTAAAATTCGCACCCAAAAATAGGGTTGATGCCAGCCGCTACAGCAGCACTCTGAAACCTTAGTGCGCCAGCCATAGTGCCGTGATCAGTAATAGCGCAAGCGCGCTGTCCGTTGTTAGTAATTTTAACGGCTAACTCTTCTGGAGTAGTCAGCCCATCTAGTAAAGAGTACTCGGTGTGAACATGTAGGTGAGTAAAGTTGCTCAAACTGTCGAATCCTTATTCAATGCCAATTTCGATATCTTCGTCGTAGTCAAACTTTGGAATGTAGGGAAGGGGAACACCCTGCACTACATATACATCGATACCACCTAAACGCAGTAACTCTAAAGCATCTTCGTGAGCATACTTTGATAAAGCACGAACTTCTTTGATGCCAGCCTGCACAATAGCTCTGGAGCAGAACACACATGGTGTGGTGGTTAAATACATCACCCCGCCACGAAGGCTGACCCCGTTGAATGCAGCGTTCAGTATAGCATTCAATTCGGCATGGATAGCCCGACATTTCCGAAAATCGCTACCGGAAGTACGATCACGACATGCGTTCGTGCAATGAGGCGTGCCCCTGGGAGCCCCATTGTAGCCCGTAGACAATATCTGCTTAGTAATAGGGTCTACTACTACACAGCCAACCTGCCTGCTAGGACAAGTTGCTCTCAGAGATACGATCTTAGACATCCCGAAAAAATAGTCATCCCACGATGGCCTTGCCACCGTAGCCTGCTCATAATAATCCATTTCACACTGACCTTTCTAGCAAATAATTGTAGACATTATACATGTCTGACACACGATATACTCTGTTCTTAAATTTATAAGATCTATTATACGGGTGTAACCTCAGATAAGAGTTAATCCCGTTTGCAGCAGCATTGTCTGCTTCCTTACCGTCATCCTCAATCATTACGACGCAATTATTTTCCTGAAGAATTTCAAACTTAGCGTGGCGCTTCGCACCCATAATTAATTGGTTGTATGGAATACCCCACTCGTCCAGCCATCTTTCAGTTACATCTCTTAGCTCATTTGGCCGACAGGTGACAATAAAGATATCATCGCCACTATAGAACCAACGATTGATGCAGTAGAACGCTGATTCGTCAGCCATAGCGTTAAGAAAAAACACAGGGTCTTGGAACTGCTGGCTAGCCCAGCCATCAGGCAATTCGGGATGACGTTCCTCTACATACATCGAAGTCCATTCCTCCGGGTTAGACTTGATGCCTAATTTACCAAGCCTTATCACCAATTCAGGAATGACATTTGCGATCACGCCATCAAGGTCTATGCCGATATTCATTTATAACTCCACTACTCTATCAGCATCCTCTACCTTAGAGGCACACTCAAAGCATAAAAACTTTATAAGAGTGCTCCCGGTGTTTTTTTCTATGTATACTTTCACTTTTGCTAAGTCTGCACAATGAGGACTTGCACCTGTATCTCCCGCTTTTGGCGGTCCTCTACTACTTGAGATACGCCACCCGCCTTCACACGGCGATATTACCAGTCTGAGCCATCAGAAGCAGGCTTAGCAGACTGATCACGCTCAGTCATCATGTACTCCTGCTGGTCAGCATATGCGATAGACCGATAAACACTAGAGGTGTCAATAACATCTGACTCATGGTGAGCATCAGGCAGATCGCTAAGCGAGAAAGGAATAATGCTGTACGCAGTATTTAACTTCTCACCAACTCTACTGAACTTGTACTCGCGGTCCATAAGAGTACCGTACTCCTCCTGAAAAGCGATCAGGGTATTCCCGGGCATGTTACCTCTCGGACTAATCGAAGTCTCCAGAATCTTGGGTACCCAAATGTCGCCCTCCTTAGCCAGTACGTTAATCAGCAGTCTACGCTTAGGACGTAGCGACTCATTACCAGGGAGTCTAGACGCCGAGCAAGCCCAGCACTGATTCCCATCAGCCTCGCTGTCTAAAGTGCAGACCATCTTCTTAACAAAGTCTACAGGCGAAACGTGAATGGTGACAATGTTGGCTGCGCCAAACTTGTCATCAAACCCCTTGCCATCCTCGGTAAGCTCCTGCCGAAAGAAAATCTTTACGCTCTCGCCACTCTTAAGCGATAAGAAATTATCTCGCGATACACCCAGGGAACCACCGCTACGCTCAGTTTTTGCTTTTAGTGCCTCTAAAGTTTTGAACATTGCCATTTTGATTTCTTCTCCTATATGTTTTGTAGTTTTTGATAAGTAAAGTGAACATCGTCAATTGCATTATTTATACATTGCGTTATTTGCTCTTTGCTCATGGCCCCAGGGTCTTTTATGCCCTCTGGGTAACTTACCATCTCTATGCCCTTGCGTGGGCACATAGACATTATAGCATCCCCCAACTCGCGACCTGCGTCATCGTTGTCAGGGAAAAGCACTATATCGTCAAAATATTTATTCAACAAACTAGCCTGTTCGTGAGATAACTTAGAACCTAATGTCGCTACAACATTAGGGTAGCCGCACTGGTGAACCATCATCGCATCCAGACTGCCCTCGGTCACAATCACCTTGTTATAGTCTTTAGCATTTTGTAGGTTAAACAATACCATTTTTCTAGGAAATCCGTTGCTATAAACATACCTGATTAGGGCATTGGGGTCTACGGAACGACCTATCAGCCCAACAACTTTATATGACAAGTCTCTAACCGGTATGACTACCCTATTTCTTTTCTTAGAAAAACCAACCTCAAAATGCTTGAGGGTGTCCACCGTGTAACCTCTGCTAATCAGATAACTAAGTTGCTCTAACTCTTGGCTATCTTCATAATTAATCTTAATGTTGTGAACACTGATCCCACCCCGCTCAGGCTCATCCCAGGCATTGACAATATCATCATACGTAGTATCATCACGCAATGATTGCTCTTTACCACCCAGCATTTTGGTAAGCGAAGAAAACCTACCACCCTTTCCGCATGATGGGTTAAAGCACTGCCAGAGCCCTGTTTTCTTGTTAATGGAGAATGATGGAGTATCAGTGTTATGGTGGAATGGACAGTACAGAACTACTTCTTCACCAGTCTCATTGATAACTGTAAGACCTATTTGGTTAAGAAAAGTCTGTACATCAATTCTCATGCCAGGAATTCCAAAGTAAAGTTATACTGATCCTTGTCAGCCAGGTATTCAATATTACTGAGTCTCGTTGATGTATACGAGAATTTATACTCTTTGGCTGCTGCCTCCTCCATATGAGCTCTGATCTTGTTCAGGTGCTCAAGGCTAACAACAACTCCATCAATAGCATATACTTTTCGCATTAGAAATCATCGTCCTCTAAGTTAGTGGGGGGCTCAAATACTTCCTTCATTGCTCCGCTATCAAGATCCCACTCAAGATAGAAAGCAAACGGCTGCCCTCTTCTTACCTTTCTTGAGATGACCTCAAAAAGGTTAGAGTCAGGTCTTCTATTGACTCCTAGAACTAGATCAGCGTCATAAGCAATCTGCTTACTCCACGCAACCTCGCTTAGTTCTGGCGCCCTAGAATTGTGCTGGCCAGCGGGCATAGTAACAGCGGCGATATCAATGACAGGAACTTCATTTTTTAACGCCAGACGCTTGAATGCCTTGGACAAATTCTTTGTGCGCTCTACCTCAGAAACAGCACCAGAAGCATCCTCAAATAATCCATGGTAGTCCAGAATTACCAAGTCGGGGCTGTACTGATCAATCTTACTCTGAATCATATGCTGGTTAGGCTGGTCCATACCATTAGAAGTCACTAGATAAAATGGATGCTTTCCATCAAAAGTGTTTTTCACCCAACTCTCATAATCATCGGGGTTGATATTTCTAGCATGTACCAACTCAGAATTACGGAAATACTTACCGCCATTCAGGATGGTATCTACTCGATACTCCACTTGCTGCCTATCCATCTCTAAAGAGATATAAAGCGGTCGATACCCATGCAGCCAAGCATTGATGGCAAACATTAAGCCCATAAAGCTTTTGCCTACACCAGTCCACCCTAAGATTACAACTAAGTCACCCTTTTGCCATCCCCCAAAATGATGGTCGATAACCGTAATACCGCTGGGGATGCCCAGGTGACCCTTATTCTTGCCACCAACTCTATCACGAAGATCGTTTACTCTCGCCATATAGTCGGACGCAATATCTACATCCTTGACCCTACCGCTAACCTTCATCAAAGAATTAGTTTTCTGGACAAAGAAATTTAGGGCGGGACCTGCGCCAGATTCTCGCAGGATATCCCCCGCCTGACGCACTAGGGATTTAATTTCGTACTCTATGCACTTCTCTCTTGCTTGATCAATATAATAATCAAGATGCTCTTCTACCTTGACGAGCGGGAAGTCCTTAAAGTTTTCCTGAATAGTGATCTTGCTAGGTGCTTTCTGATATTTGTGGTAGAAGTCTACAACGAAGTCCCAGACATCCTTATTATCATAGAAAAAATCACCACAGTCATTGTCGATACAGTGCGCAATATCTCCTGTATCAATTACTGCATTGAGAAGACTAACTTCGTAATTCACGATTGCTCCATACGCTCTTTAGTTTCTGCCAATAGCTTATTCATCTGTTCTCTAGACTTTTTCTCATCCTTTAAATCTTTATATATCCCGGTTAATCTAGTAGCAAAGTCGCTAATAGAAAATGTTATCTCGTTAGAGGACAGAATGTATTTCTTTATACATTCCTCTATAAGGTCGTCATCATGGTTCTTGATGAACATTCTCTCCAGGCCAGCAGCTATGCGCAAGTCATAGTCTGAGGGAAGGAAGACCCTATTCTTTTTCTCCCCTAAGGTTACTAACAAATTCATCAACGCTTCGCCAGTTGGTGTCTCTGACATCCTCTACCCTCTTCCAGCGAATTAATTTTCTCTTGAATGGATCGGTACCGCCAGCAACTACACAATCATTTTCAAAGTGTTCTATGAAACACTGAGCGATGATATCACACTGACGGCAGATTTCCAAAGCGCGACTCATGAAGTCTTCATCTAGCGGAGTGGCGACAAAGTACGCCAAAATATTTTCCTTGCTAGTTTTGGCTAACTTTGTACAAGCCCCACCGGCAAGTATAGACATCATTGTTGGCCTGGGAAAATATCCTTGATTTGCTTCTCTAACTGATCCTCAAGGGTGGCCCACAAGGAATCCCACTCATCCTTATCGTCAATATTACGCACCACTTTTCTAGCGCCAGCCTCTATCTTAATAGGCTCATATCGCTCAATCTGCTTCGTAATGCTTACATTTGCCCAGATGGCATTGCCATCGTTGACATGATCAGACATTCTGTCTCCTATATTTTTTCAAAAGACCATCAACTAGATCTTTTTGGTTGACTTTGGAAATATCAATTTTTCTCGCCGGGGGTCTTCCCACTGGTTTTCTCTGTGCTAGAGCCTCAGCGACATTCATTATATCATCAATTGCGTACAGGCGAACCACCTTGCCGCCCATTTGGTACTGGGGGCAGCGTGGAAGTATACCCATACGTTCATACTTTCTCAATGTATCGGTAGCCTTATTGAACATTTTCGCTACCTCTTTGATGGTAAACAGAGGCTTGAGGCAAAGGTGGGCAGTATCTAACTCAATAGTTTCAATACTGCCCACCCCACCATATTGCTTAATGTCTACCCTATTATCTTTAGGATTTAAGAGTATTACTCGGCATATTTCGTTATCTAGGTTTAGATACATAGAGCCCTTTTTGATTTTTGGCTCTAGTAAATTCCCATACGCTTTAACCATGCTTGATACTCACTTTTTTCCATGAATTTATACCTAGCACAATGAAGACAAACAATCTCATAAAATGTTTTACCATCAACATGAAAATTATCATCCTCATATACATTGCCGCCACATCGGCTGCAGTACCCAGGCAATAATTTGCCTCCGTATAACTTTCTTTCCATTATGCACCTTTAGACCAAGGCATCATGGCAGCGAGATAAGACTGCGCTGTAGTGTCTTTAAACCATGTCTGGTAAATAACCTGAGCGGAAGCCCACACGGTAGCAGCATTAGCAACTAGATACTTCCAGTCAAAGTTATTTTCAGCCAACAGGGTTACCGCAGCCACCGCAATAGAAACTACGATGGAGAACGCAAACTTTATATTGGTGGACCACTGCTGACCCTTGAGCAGAGAAACTACTAACGGAAGTAGGATACCCTGTAGGACCGAGATAATCACTAAACTATTTGACATTACTATCCTCCTTATTGATTGTATTTGCTTGCATTACCAAAGTTGCCACGCTCGTAGGCATCTCTTGCCCACTCAAGCATTTCTACGCCCTGCTGCAGCGATCTAGCAACCTGAAAATATCTTTTGTCTGGATGGAAGACCACCACGGGAACACAGGGATGAGCATTGCCCTCAAACCCCGCAGCGTGCGCCCAGTGATCATCTACTTTGTAAGTGCCAGTTCGAATCGCGATCCGCCACTTCTCCTTATAGATGTACTCTTCCACTGCACCAACATGAGTGTCGAAAAGTGCAGCCACATCAGCATCAGCATCCATTCTTACCATCTGCTTTACACCATGTGTAGGGTTAAGACTACTGCCGGCCCTAAAGTTATGCTTGAATTTGATGGTGTAGGTGTAGCCAGGTAATTGTAGTTGCATATTAGCACCATGCTTAGTGTACAGAGTGTTGATATTTCTTAATATGCTGTACAGGCTATCTATCTGTGTCAACTCTTCAGACCACATATCGTGATTACCTGTGCAGACAGCAAGCAGAGAATCCTCTAACTCGCCAAAGAACCACTCGGCCAACTTCCACTGCGCTCGGGGCTGGAGCACTTCGTACTCGTTATAGTTCTTGTTACGCTTCATAAAGTTGTTTACGTAGTCACCACCAGTGACTAGACCAAGATTCTCAGTCTCCTTAATGAGGCGAACATCAGTACGCAACTGCTCGTAATCTGTTCCTATATCCCCAAGGTGAACATCACCCATGAAGGCTACAGCATAAGGCTCACGGTTGTTAATCTTAACAATAGCCTCAGTAGCATCACGCCGCAGCCCCTTGAGGGCACTCTGCATCTTGATAATTGCCTCCCACATCTGGTCGAAGTCAATCTCATCTTGATCCTCAAGGTTTAACTCAACAGCATCACGCTTGCTCTTCGCAGGAATTCCATAGCGATGACGAGCATCCGTCACTGTCCTTCTAGCAATCTCTGCACCATGCTGATCGTTGAGATACGCCGTCGCATCCGTATCGTTGCGGATTTCTGGCATAGCAAACAAATCTATGAGCATTGCTTTGGTCAGTTTGATTTTCTTATTCACTGATTTCTCCAATCTGTCCCCGAAGGGTCCAACTATTATAGCAGCCTTTTCGCAGACCACCAGATTTTGGCACTACGGCCTCAAGATTCCTTGATGAACTTGCCGCTCGCATCTCTTTTACGGGGACCGTTTTCCCTAGTTTTTTCTCTAATTTTTTCTCTCAAAGCGGCACGTTTTTCCAGCGAAACAGTTTTGCCGGCTCTATGTATAGCGCTATGCTCTGCAAATGTGCAGAGATATAAATTGTCTATTCTATTGTCCACTTTTACTTCATTTATATGGTGAACAGTTTCCCAGGATTCTAAATACCTACCTAGGTGCTTCTCTACCACCATCCGGTGTTCGTAAATGTACCCCTTGATATTATTAGGGTGCTCTGGGTTTAGAACCCTAATATAGCCCTTATCATCAAGATACTTACCACCGTTAAAATTAGGATTTCCAGCACCCTGCATTGGCCTAGCGCCCCACTTAATATCATTTCGGCGTGAGATTAGCCTAGACATTAGGCATCATGCAAATGATGGGCCAACGTCAGAAAATTTTATACAAGTTTTCGTTGTGTTGTTGCCAGCAATTTGTCCAGAAGTATAGTTTAAATATGCGGTCGCCCTCACGCTATACGCAGTACTGTTTGACGCTCCAGGGATAAGATGCACAGCCCCATAGCCAGAGTCTGCAAAAAAGCCCGCAGACATCCCGCCTCCACCTAGGTTAACAATATATGCTAACTCTGCAGTAGTGGCTGGCCCTACAACAAATGACTGTACAGTCTCGCTCCCCTTCATCATCTCAAAGGCTATTAGCCCACTATATGAATGTACGCGTGGCATAAAGATTTCGAATAAATACCTACGGCCAGACTGCGTAGTTGGGGTAAACGGTGAGCCGATGGTGACCCACGTCCCATCAAAAGGCACTGTAATATTAGAAGTTACTTCTTGAATGTGGATAATCCCCTTGCCAACCCCCATAGGGTTTCCCACAACATATGTCTGATTACCTTCAATCATAGCGCGAAGTTCATTAATATTTTCTTGCATTTGAGCTAATCTGTCATATGTAATAGGAGTTTTAGCTGTCCACAGTACTGATTTATAAGCCATTAGTTAACCTTTCGTAACCTAAGTTGTTGCTCGATACCGCCAGAATATTGAATGTTATTGCTCTCTACCCAGTAATCCTGCAGCGTCAATCCCATACGGTCTAATGTTTGAATTGTAACCCTATCACCCAATTTTATCATAGGATTGCCCATTATGGTAACATCCAGCATTGGCACTGGCGTATCAAAATGCCGAAGGAAATAATCTGCATATCGCTTTGCTGCATAATGGCTAAATATGAATCTGTTGGTAATTTCTACTTGCTTTAGTCCATACCGTCGGATATTATTAGAATAATCAGCAGACTCGTATTCATCACGCTCTGGGGATCGCGGGTTATTCAGCACAACTCCACCTACCACCAAAGCATTGTTGATATTGTTCAGCGGATCAGTAGACGCCAGCACTTGCTGCAAGTAGGCATCCCCAGTCTCGTTTCTGGATATGACTAGAACCGCCCCAAAAGCAGATGGACGCCAAATATCAATGTCTACTGTCTTATCATATATCACCGAGGTGATAAACGGATCTGATAATACCAATGCTGGCTTAGAAGAATATTCTACATTAAAAAGCCTAGCTTCTCTTACCCTAGCCCCTACCGCATGGCTGTCTATAAATTCTGTTGTGTTAAACACACCTCTCTCAAGATCAAACAACCTGTTATTGTCTTTTCTATTATACCTAATTATTTCATCGTCAATTTTTACATAACCAGCTGGCGGAAAATCTGGGATGGTAATCGGCTGTCCACCATCTCCAAGGATAACCTTGGGCTTAAAGTCTAAATACCCTGTAAACGAACTTGTGAGATTGGACGCCAACTCTGCCCCAGAAATAATTGCATTATCAGGCGCCGACCATAGACTCTCTCGTTTATTAAAGTCAATACCGTCAGATTGTAGGCGAACAATAACTTTATTAGTCTGTAGGGCGATAGTCTGTGAAGCACTAATTATGTCTTGGCTATCGTCAAGATACCACTGAGTTTCGGCGAACTCTTCGTAAGCCTCACTATAATTATTTAACGCATTAGAGTAGACAAACTTATCTTCATAATCAAAATAGAAAGTGCCTAAGTCAGCGGTAGCAGTAGCAAGCATAACGTCCCAAACAGTTTCCCCTTCCTCTGACCAAATCGCCGGGAATCTAGTATTGACTAGGGATGCGCCCGCCCTGTACAAGGTTTTGACCTCTGTCTCTGAGATGGCTTTGCCAAAAAGAACTAAGCCATTAAGGTAAATTCCTTCTCCGCAAAAAATTCTTGCCATAGAATCGGTTCCTATAAACCATGGGCCGTTAACCTCTGCAAACTCTACCACAGGAGCGCTAGCCGCCAGGCTACCGTCAACATAAATCTTCAGTATTCTGTTGGCTACAACATCTTGGTCGTAAGAATATACTACTGTAATAAAGTTCCACTCATCAGCGATGAGTTTGCCAGCATTGGAAATACAACCTTGCCCATATCTAACATAATCCAGAGGGTCAAAATATTGTCCGCTTTTGCTCACTGCAGCAATACGGCCATCATCAGTAGTAAAAAGAGCAAAAGAGCCAACGGTGTGTTGTGAGCGAAGGTCTTTATTGGCCAATATATATGACTCGTTGGCTTTTGGCTTCACCCACATGGCAAAAGTAAAAGACTGGTCTGTAATATTTACGCTATCGTTAGGTGGTATGACTAAATATGACGGCTGCGATGCCCGCAATTCTGCCCCCGGCCTTCTTACCGTCCATGTATTACGCTCGTTGTCTGTAAATGTTAAAGATGATCCCACTAAAGTGTTTGTAAAATTATCACTGTTAAAATCAATACGGGTGTCTGAAGAGTTAATTTCACTGGTTACATAGACAGCATACACATATGATTGCGGAAGCCTACTACCGCCAGCAGCATCTGCCCCAATCACTACATCAGAAGTATTGGCAAATCTACCGCTAGCCAAAGCGCCAGCAGTAGTCACACTGCTTACTAACTCCCACCCCGTAATCTCGTCTGCAGGAAGGTCCTGCTTAGAGATATAAAACGCCACATTATTACCGCTAGCCCCATTGTCCACGTCATGCGAAACTCGTATCCAAAACTTTTCATTTGGTCGAATATCTTTATTCTGCAGAGGCACTGTGCTGTCAATATTTACATCACTAGACCCATTAGTGGAATATGAAAATCGCAAGACTCCGGTAGACCTTAAACTTAACCGTAAAGATCTCTGGTTTCCGGTAGTGTTATATTTAGAATACAGGACGGCTTCTGAAGGCAATTGTATGGTCGGTAGAGAAAGTTGTATGTATATGTCAATGTCTCCAGTGATATTAACTTTATCCGAAGAAACGGAGCTCACCGGCAGTGATGACCCGGCGCCCACTAGGAATATAGCGTCGGGGTCCTTGCCATTTAGCAAAACAGCCTTATTATAAGGCTCTAGCGCAAATGCGCCATCGTCTGCAGCGTACTCTATAGAGCCATAAGACAACATATTTGTTAGACCAGCATGGTCATGATGCTGCATAAATCCAACTTGCTCAAACGATACATTCACTAATCTTAAAAAGTCTTGGCTATACGCCTTAGATATTAAATAAGATGAGGAGTCAAGTTGAGTTTGTTCGCCATTAAAGCCTGTGAAAGATAGAAGCAAATGTTCTTCTAAGCCAAACGGCTCTCGGAATGCTACATCATGCAAAGTAAAGTTATTCAGGTCAGTAATAGGGAATGCTTTATCCCATAATAAAACATGCCCAAGCAGTCCAATAAACTGTGTAGACCTAACTCCAGAAACATCTTCTACCACCCCCCTGCTGCTTTGCTTTGCCCCCAAGGACAAGAAATAACCGGTGCCGTCTAATGTTTTGCCAACACCGCATGTTAATGTAGAAACCAATTGGCCATCTTGATAAGTCTTCAACGATCCGTTGGTATGGTCCCATGTAATAGAAATTTGATGCCATAAACCATCAGCAATTTTAGCCCTTGTATTTACTTTGCTGCCACCAATATCTACATTAATACCAGTATTAGAATACGATACATGTAAATAATTACTGTTATTTTTATAGAAATGTGCTATTGTTCTTTCAGCCCTCTCGTTTACAAGAGTATGAATAAATGTATTTACCCAAAACATTAATGTAAAACTATCGTCAGGACCATGTTCTATAGAACCTACCGCAGTTTGTTTTACTAATTCCTGATTCCAAGATAAAGCATACTGATTTAACTCAGACTCATTCATCATCCAAAGACCAACCGCATTGTTTTTTAAGCAAGTGCTGTCATATGGCAATTCTGCTTGAATATCGTAGACAGGGAAGTTAGTTTCTTTCAAGAGGTCTGCGACAGCAGCAGCGCCATCGGTGTTTAATATTACGTTGCCTACTACAGTTGTTTCTTGCAAAAACTTAGAATAGTCTCTGGCGTTAACATTTACCACCATATCGTCAGAAGACTCTTGCCATTCATCTGCCCAGAAAGTCCCTAAAGGCATGTAGTTGGTAGTTGTTTCACCATTACTATCCGTGTATGACCACCCTAACTCTACCTCAAACTTAACGTCTGGCAGGATAAAATCCTTATATATACTTGATGAGTTGTAGACACTATAGTCTAACCCTACATTGCTTAGTGACAATGAAATACTGTTAGCGTTAGCGCTGCCGATAGGGATATTGGAGTCGAAATCCTCTCTATCTGTGGAGATATCAAAAGAAACAATATCATCAGAGATATCTGTAACATATGTAGGGTCAACTTCTTCTAGCCTGGCAACATCGTTACTCCCCCACACCGACAAAATGTCTACCCTAATGCCTTTAACATATGTAATAGAAGAAAACGCTAAAGTCTCTAAATAATCATCAATATCCATAGTTACTGGCGCCTCGGTATTGAACTTAACCCATACATCGTTAGTATTTTTATAATATATATCAAAATTTCTAATGCCAGCAAAAAATTCAGACGCAAATACATCTATTTGTGTGCATGGGTGAGAGTCAAATTCACATACTACTGTTTCTACAAAAGGCATATCGCCAACATTATTTGATAAAGACCTTGACCACCAACCGTGTTCATATCTAAATGACTGCTCTGCTTCCATAGCATAGGCTTCGCCATTAGCGGTAATCAGTTCTCCATTTAGTTTTTTGGTGTCGGTAACGCCCCATACATAACTTACCCTAGTAAACCCATTCATAATCTGCTCAGGGTAAAATTGCTTATACCACTGCGAAGTACTGGCATTTAGTGCTGACCGGTAACGAGCATACGACCCGCCTGATGCCGAAAGCCTGGGTTGTGTGTAAAAAGCAAACTCATCTATATCGCCAGTAAAGTTAGAGCCTACTGCCGCCAACCTTCCAATCTCTAAAGATCCCGCTGTCACATTTATATCAGCGCCAATATTGGTGGTGGCTTCCTGTACGCCATTTACAATAAGGCTTAATTGATGATCCCTAACTGTCAATATAACGTGGTACCATACATTAGCAGTAATCGCTGAGGACGCAACTGTGTACGAGTTGCTGCCGACGTAAACATATGCATTTAAACTTCTGTTCGTCTTGACGCTGAGTCCATATTGCCGGGACGCATTTGTGCTGCCGGTACCCTTAGAATAAATAAATTGCTCAGCAGCAGGGGATGTTGGTATTCTTACCCAACATTCTATTTGAAAATTATCTACCGGATTAATATCGTCATTATCATATAAGCGTACAAACCCAGTTCCACTTAATGACAGTGCTTTTTTGCCGGCATCATTGCCCAATAATGGGCCTGTGACAGCAGTTTTGCTATTAACATAGATGCCGTCATAGTTTTTAACACTAGTGTCTAAAACCTCTGTAGTATTTACATTAGTTAACTCATCAAATTTATAGTAAACTACAGGGTTTAAGTCTAAAGTTTTTTCTTGGTAAATATCACTAGAGCTTAACCCTATAAGATTTTTGGTAAATTTTCCATTAGCCCAGTATGCCTTGACTCTAGGGATCACCTTTTGAGCATTTGCTTTGATTAAATATTTTATCTCGCTGGGGTCTATAACTTCGCACTGCACAGAAGAACTGGGAGTTATTGTATTAGTGCTCATGCTCTGGTAAAATCTAGTAAATTTTGCAGTAGATAAAGTACTAGCAGGCGCTAATGAGCCACTAAAAACTCTTTTATTTCGTCTTTTGACCGCCAAAGTAGATGCGGGAGTAATCGATGCTGTATACCTTTTCGATACTCTTTTAATCAAACCAGACTGGCTGATGATCAGCGCCGGCAGCTGGTTAGAGAACCCTGGGGTGTTGTAAACATTTAAGCCACCAACGTCATACTGAGTTATATTATTTTTAGCCACTTGCATATTGTTGGCAATATAAACCCCTAATGTTTTAGACACCACACCTGCCGGTGTTATAGAATCGCCTCCTACGTTTCGCCTTTCAAATTTTATTTTTAATGGCACTAAAGTGCTAGTGGGGGTTATGGACCCAGCGGGGGGAGGTGATGACTGAGAAGCACTAATTCCAAGAGCAGAGTCTGTCTCTGTAGCGGTACCCACTGCTACTGTAATAGAGCCACTAGTCCCATAAGCATTACTACCATAATTAGATACGGCACTCATTATTGCTCCATTAATTCCATACTAACGTTATAAAAAAATTGATCATTTACAGTGTCCCGGCGAACTAACTCTTCCTCATATGACTCAATGAATACCGTGTATGAGTTAGTTTGCCCAACAGTATTTTTAATTGTCAGCGTGTAAGAATTACCGGTATATGCCAAGGCTCTTAATGAATCTCTAGCAGCATAGCCATCATGAGTTAGTGCAGCAGAATGGGGAAGCCATGTCCACGCTAGGCTCCAACGGTGTTTTTCACCCATCACGTATTTTTTAATGTTTCCATTAGCCAACTGGACAGCGACAGCGCGCTCTTCTCGCGACTCGTTTAAAGTTCTGCCCTGATCAGTAATTTCTAATCCATTTAAGACTATTAAATTTTCATATGCCATTAGACATACCTCACAGTGTTATCTTTTCTAGAACTCACAACCCTATTCATTGTACCACGACGACGTTGCTCTGCTGGTAGCGTCTTGACGTTGTACTC